TGGCAGTCCGTAGCCCCAGAAAAGCGGACTCGTCACCGCCTGCCACTGAATCTATGGCGAACAACTAGACGAGGTTGTGATGGATGATAACGGAAACCAATGGGTCAATGTTGAACACCGGCTACCAGAAAGCAAAGAAGGGATGTGGTCTAAAGAGGTTATAGCTCTTACTGATACTGGTGACGTGTTCAAACTATCATGTATGGGCTCTTACTGGCAGAGAACCAAGGCATTCATCGATTCAGGAGCAAGCAAGGTTACACACTGGATGCCGCTTAATTACCCAGATGATTAAAACGGATGAAAAATAAAAGGTCGCTCAGGCGGCCTTTTTTATTGCCATCACAAAAGCCATTCCTTACTGAGTGGCTTTGATAATGGCTTATACCCTACACGGGATAACTTAACTGATATCCCTTTTAACGGATAAACGGAGCCAACAATGGCAGAGATTATTCCCATGACTGAAGAACAGAAATTCCAGTTAGAGATTTACAAACTGGTCATGAACCAGAACGCAGCCGCAGAAGAAGCATTTCAGTTCATTGGCACTGACGAACTGAAGCTTGAGCTATTCAAAATTCACTTCCAGTCAGGCGGCGCTAATTCGGATATCACGATCCGCACATTTGAAGCGGTGCGTAAATCGAAGGAAGCGTTAGACCTGTTCACTACCGGAGCATGATGTGAGCCGCGTAATCAATTTGGGTAAGGAGAAGAAATTCCCAATTACTCAAGAGCTATACGAGAGGCTGGAAAGCGTCATCCATGATTACGATGGTGAAATCAGTTTATGCGAGGCGATTGGCACACTTGAATTGCTGAAGCAGTCATTGATTGAAGGCGCGAAAGAGTCCTCAGCCTGAAATAACAGCTAAGTGAGATGAATATGGCAGCACCAAAGGGCAACCGATTTTGGGAGGCCCGCAGTAGTCATGGGCGAAATCCTAAATTCGAATCGCCTGAGGCGCTGTGGGCTGCTTGTTGTGAATACTTCGAGTGGGTAGAAGCTAACCCGCTATGGGAGATGAAGGCGTTCTCGTATCAGGGTGAAGTGATACAAGAGCCTATCGCCAAGATGCGAGCGATGACTATTACAGGCCTCACTCTGTTCATTGATGTGACGCTTGAAACATGGCGCACATATCGCCTGCGAGAAGATTTATCTGAAGTCGTTACGCGAGCAGAGCAGGTCATCTACGACCAGAAATTCTCTGGCGCAGCCGCTGACCTTCTCAACGCTAACATCATCGCCCGTGATTTGGGCCTCAAAGAGCAGTCGCAAGTTGAAGACGTGACACCTGATAAGGGAGATCGCGATAAGCGGCGCTCTCGTATCAAGGAGCTATTCAACCGTGGAACTGGACGCGATTCTTGATAACCTGAGCGACGAAGAGCAAATCGAGTTGCTCGAGCTACTCGAAGAAGAAGAGAACTACCGGAACACACACCTGCTATATGAATTTACGCCATACAGCAAACAGCGTGAGTTCATCGACGCCGGGCATGACTATCCAGAGCGCTGTTTTATGGCTGGTAACCAGCTTGGTAAGTCATTTACCGGTGCTGCCGAAGTCGCGTTTCACCTTACAGGGCGTTATCCGGGCACAAAAGGCTATCCTGCTGATGGTAAATATGGCGGTGAGTGGAAAGGTAAGCGTTTCTATGAGCCTGTTGTCTTCTGGATTGGTGGCGAGACAAACGAGACGGTAACCAAAACGACTCAACGCATCCTGTGCGGTCGTATCGAAGAGAATGACGAGCCAGGCTACGGTTCCATACCGAAAGAAGACATCATTAGCTGGAAGAAGTCTCCTTTCTTTCCGAACCTTGTTGATCATCTTCTGGTTAAGCATCACACGGCTGATGGCGTTGAAGATGGCATTTCAATCTGCTACTTCAAACCATACTCGCAAGGCCGCGCTCGCTGGCAGGGTGACACAATCCACGGCGTGTGGTTTGACGAAGAGCCACCATACAGCATTTATGGCGAAGGTCTTACCCGTACCAACAAATACGGGCAATTCTCAATTCTGACGTTTACCCCGCTGATGGGGATGTCTGACGTTGTTACCAAATTCCTGAAGAATCCAAGCAAGTCGCAGAAAGTGGTCAACATGACCATCTACGACGCTGAGCACTACACAGACGAACAGAAAGAGCAAATCATCGCATCTTATCCTGAGCATGAGAGAGAGGCGCGTGCTCGCGGTATTCCTACGATGGGTAGCGGTCGAATCTTCCAGATACCGGAAGAGACGATTAAGTGTCAGCCGTTCGAGTGTCCTGATCACTTCTACGTAATTGGCGGGATGGATTTTGGATGGGATCACCCACAGGCGCAGGTTCAGCTTTGGTGGGATAAGGACGCAGACACAATCTACGTTTCACGCGTGTGGAAGGCGAAAGAAAAAACAGCCGTTCAGGCGTGGGGAGCCGTTAAATCATGGGCGCATAAAGTGCCAACCGCATGGCCTCATGACGGAAACCAGCACGAGAAGGGCGGCGGTGAGCAGCTCAAAGGGCAGTATGCCGACGCTGGTTTTATGATGTTGCAGGAGCATGCGACATGGCCTGATGGCGGTAATGCTGTGGAGCCTGGCATCACTGAATTGCGCGACATGATGCTCGATGGTCGCTTCAAAGTATTCAACACCTGTGAGCCATTCTTTGAGGAGTTCCGCCTCTATCACCGTGATGAAAACGGGAAGATCGTCAAGCTTAACGACGATGTTCTCTCAGCCGTTCGCTATGCATACATGATGCGCCGCTTCGCCAAAATGATGCGCGACATCAAAAAACCAAAAGAGAAAAAGATACCAGCCCCAATCAGGCCCATCGCACGGAGAACTTAAATGGCCGACGAAAACAGACTCAATTCCATTCTGTGTAAGTTTGACGCAGACTGGATGGCGAGCGATGAAGCCAGAACCGAGGCGACAAATGACCTGTATTTTAGCCGAGTGTCGCAATGGGATGACTGGCTATCAAACTACACGACTCTGCAATATCGCGGACAATTCGATGTTGTTCGCCCGGTGGTCAGGAAACTGGTCGCAGAGATGCGCCGGAACCCTATCGACGTTCTCTTCCGACCCAAAGACGGTGCTAATCCTGATGCAGCCGATGTGTTGATGGGGATGTATCGTACTGATATGCGCCATAACACGGCAAAGATTGCCGTTAACGTTGGCGTTCGTGAGCAGATAGAGTCCGGCGTTGGTGCATGGCGTCTGGTCACCCAGTACGAAGACAACGACCCAACAAGCAACAATCAGGTAATCCGACGCCTGCCAATCCATGAAGCCTGCTCACACGTCATATGGGACGCCAACAGCAAGCAGATGGATAAGAGCGACGCTAAGCACTGCACGGTGATTAACGCTTTGTCACGCAATGGCTGGAAAGAGTTCGCAGAGGATTACGGTATTGATCCTGACACCCTGCCATCTTTCCAGAATCCTAACGATACATGGCTATTCCCGTGGGTATCGAATGATGTCGTCTACGTCGCTGAGTATTACGAGGTAGAAGAGAAGAAGGAGAAAGTCTTCATCTACCGCGACCCGCTGACAGGTGAGCCGGTCAGCTATTACCAGCAGGATATCAAAGACGTCATCGACGACCTGGCTAATCGTGGATTCATTAAGGTAGCAGAGCGTAAGGTCAAGCGTCGTCGTGTGTATAAGTCGATCATCACCTGCACGCAGATACTGAAAGACCGCGAGAAGATAGCAGGAGAGCATATTCCAATCGTTCCAGTGTATGGTGAATGGTCATTCGCTGGTGACAAGGAGTGCTACGAAGGAGTGGTAAGACTGACGAAAGACGGTCAACGCCTTCGTAACATGATCATGTCATTCAACGCCGATATCGTTGGTCGTTCACCGAAGAAGAAACCGACCTTCTTCCCTGAGCAAATCGAAGGCTACGAATACATGTACGGAGGAAATGATGACTATCCGTACTATCTGCAGAACAAGACCGATGAAAACGGTAACGACCTGCCGATTGGTCCAATCTCCTACATGGAAAACCCTGAAGTGCCGCAAGCCAACGCTTACATGCTTGAGGCAGCCACCAACGCAGTGAAAGAGGTGGCTAGTCTTGGCGTGGATGCGCAGGCGGCAAATGGTCAGGTCGCTTTCGATACCGTCAATCAACTGAACATGCGGGCAGACCTTGAGACATACGTGTTTCAGGATAACCTGGCTACCGCAATGCGACGTGATGGCGAGATTTATGCCTCAATGGTCAACGATATTTATGACGTTCCTCGCCATGTAACGCTGACTCTTGAAGACGGAAGCGAGAAAGACGTTCAACTCTACGCGCAAGTTGTAGATTACCAGTCCGGCAATGTGGTCACACTCAACGACATTCGCGGTCGCTATGAGTGCTATACAGACGTTGGACCATCCTTCCAGAGTATGAAGGAACAGAACCGCGCAGAGATTCAGGAGTTGCTCACCAAGGTTCCGCAAGGTACTCCAGAGTTCCAGATGCTGATGCTGCAATACTTTACGCTGCTTGACGGTAAAGGCGTCGAGATGATGCGAGAGTACGCGAACAAGCAACTGGTGATGATGGGGCTGAAGAAACCAGAAACACCTGAAGAGATGGAGATGGTGCAGCAGGCACAACAACAGCCGCAGCAGCCATCAGCAGAGCAAATTCAGGCGCATGGTATCCTTCTGCAAGGTCAGGCTGAATTGCTCAAGGCAGAGAACCAACAGGCGCAGATTCAGGTTGAAGCCGCCAAGGTTGAAGCCCAAAACCAACTCAACGCCGCGAAGATTGCAGAAATCTTCAACAATATGGACCTCGACAAGCAGGCAGAACTGCGTGAGTACCTCAAGCTCGTAGGTCAATTCCAGCAACAGCGCAGCAAAGATGCTCGTGCTAACGCTGAGCTGCTTCTTAAAGATGCAGACCAGACTCATTCACAACGCATGGATTTCGCGAATCTTATGCGTCAAGTTCAAATCCCCTCCGGCGGAGTAGCCGAGACACCTCAATAAGAGAGAGTTAACCATGGACCAAACCACCGACATTCAGGCTTCTGAAGAATTAACCCTGCCCGGCAATCATGCAGCGGCATCTGCTGATGGCTTAGTTGTCGATAATGCCAACGACAACGCAGGTCAGGAAGAAGGCTTCGAGATTGTCCTGAAAGACGATGAGAAACCAAAACAAGACCCGGCAACTAATGCTGAATTTGCCCGTCGCCGCATCGAACGCAAACGCCAGCGTGAGCTTGAGCAGCAGATGGAAGCGGTTAAGCGTGGAGAGTTGCCGGAGCACCTGCGGGTGAACCCTGAGTTACCAAAACAACCAGACCCTAACGATTATCTTTCCGAAGATGCACTGGCTAAGTACGACTATGACCAGAGCCGCGCACTGGCTGCCTTCCAGCAGGCAAACAGTGAATGGCAGATCAAGGCTATGGACGCACGAAGCCAGGCTGTCGCCGAGCAGGGTCGCAAAACTCAGGAGTTCACCCAGCAATCAGCGCAATACGTCGAGGCAGCCCGTAAGCACTACGACGCAGCGGAAAAGCTCAATATCCCTGACTATCAGGAGAAAGAGGATGCATTCATGCAACTGGTGCCGCCAGCAGTCGGTGCCGACATCATGCGCCTCTTCCCGGAGAAATCCGCTGCTCTCATGTATCACCTTGGTGCTAATCCTGAGAAAACACGCCAGTTGCTGGCGATGGACGGGCAATCCGCGCTGATTGAACTCACTCGACTGTCAGAACGTTTAACTCTCAAGCCTCGAGCCAAGCCTGTTTCAGAAGCCCCGTTACCTGATGAACCCATTCAGGGGCATGCTGTTGCTGCAAATATCTCTGCGATTGAAAAGCAGATGGAGGCGGCAGCAAACAAAGGGGATGTAGAGACGTACCGCAAGCTCAAGGCGCAACTGAATAAAGGAATTCGATAATGGCATTAAATGAAGGTCAACTGGTCACGTATGCTCTGGATGAAATCATCGAAACCGTCCAGAACCTGACGCCAATGGCGTCAAAAGTGACAAAATACACCCCTCCGGCAGAATCCATGCAGCGTTCAAGCAACACCGTGTGGATGCCTGTTGAGCAGGAAGCGCCAACCCAGACTGGCTGGGATTTAACTGGCAACGCAACCGGGATTCTGGAACTCTCCGTGAAATGCAACATGGGCGATCCGGATAACGATTTCTTCGAGCTTCGTGCAGATGACCTGCGTGATGAGCGTTCTTACCGTCGCCGCATCCAGGCATCCGCCAAAAAACTGGCGAATAACATTGAGTCAGCAATTGCCAAACAGGCAACCGAAATGGGCTCACTTGTTGTTCACGATACCCGCGCAATTGGTCCATCTACTGGCCTGTCTGGCTGGGATTTTGTGTCTGATGCAGAGCGCCTGATGTTCTCCCGTGAGCTAAACCGCGATATGGGCATCAGTTACTTCCTGAACCCTGACGATTACCGCAAAGCAGGCCGCAACCTGGTAGATGGTGACATCTTTGGGCGCGTTCCTGAAGACGCGTATCGCAACGGTACTATTCAGCGTCAGATTGCTGGCTTTGATGAAATTCTTCGCTCACCGAAACTTCCGGCAGTTACCAAGTCAACCGCTACTGGTGTAACTGTTTCTGGTGCGCAGAAGTTTAAGCCGCAGGCATACACCCTTGATACCGATGGTAACAAAGAGAACGTCGACAACCGTGTTGCAACGGTGACCGTATCCTCCACTACCGGATTTAAGCGCGGCGACAAAATCAGCTTCACTGGTGTGAAATTCCTGTCTCAGATGGCGAAGAACGTGCTAACTGATGATGCGACTTTCTCAATCACCCGTGTGATCGATGGTACTCACATCGAAATCACGCCGAAACCGATTGCACTGGATGACGCGTCACTGACAAAAGAAGAGAAGGCTTACGCTAACGTAAACACCTCTCTTGCTGATACCACTCCGGTAAACGTTCTGAACGTGGCAACAACCACCGCTAACGTGTTCTGGGCTGATGACTCAATCCGCCTGCTGTCTCAGCCGATCCCGGTAACCCATGAACTGTTTGCTGGTATGAAAACTTCTTCCTTCAGCATTCCAGGCATTGGTGTTAACGGCATCTTCGCAACGCAGGGTGATATCAACACTCTGTCTGGTAAGTGCCGTATTGCTGTGTGGTATTCAGCATGTGCTGTACGACCAGAGGCAATTGGTGTTGGTCTGCCTAACCAGACTGCGTGATAACCAGAGGGAGCTTCGGCTCCCTTTTTTATCTGGAGACAAGCATGACACACATGATCTTTCGTCATGGCGACATGAAGAAATGGAAAGGCGTTGGATACGACTTTGAAATCGTGAAAGCCGAAGAGCTTCAGGAATATCTGGATGCTGGCTGGTTTGCACATCCTGATGACCTTCTGAAGGATGTTGCAGAGCCAGAGCCAGAGCCAGAGCCAGAGCCAGAGCCAGAAGAAAAGCAGCGTAAAAAGCCTGGTCGAAAACCTAAGGCGGCATCAGATGAACCTGACAACGAAGGGTGATTTAGTTCTTGCGGCATTACGTAAGCTCGGTGTGGCATCAAATGCCACGTTAACCGATGTCGAACCGCAGTCTATGGAAGACGGCGTCAACGACCTTGAAATGATGATGGCTGAATGGCTTGGCGGTGATGTGTCACCAGGTATCAACGTTGGCTACATTTTCGCTGATGCAGATGTCGCTCCAGATCCGGGAGATGAGCACGGTTTATCAAATAACGCTATCAATGCCGTCATTTTCAACCTTGCCTGCCGCATTGCTCCGGATTATGCGCTGGAAGCGTCAGCAAAACTTATAACCACTGCCAGATACGGGAAAGAGCGACTCGTCAAACTGCCTGCAATGGACAGAGCAAAAGCCGCTAAATGTAAGTCCGGTTATCCAAACCGTATGCCTGTTGGTAGCGGTAACCAGTTGGCGAAGTGGAACGGTTGGAATTACTTCCACCGAAAGGAACCTTGCGATAACGGGAGCGAATAATGCCGATTCAGCAACTTCCGCTCATGAAAGGTGTCGGCAAAGACTTCCGAAATGCCGACTATATCGACTATCTGCCAGTGAATATGCTGGCTACACCCAAAGAAATCCTGAACAGCAGCGGATATCTTCGCTCATTCCCGGGCATTGCCAAACGTTCTGATGTGAACGGAGTATCGCGAGGCGTCGAGTACAACATGGCGCAGAATGCTGTTTATCGCGTGTGTGGCGGCAAGTTGTATAAGGGTGAAAGCGAAGTCGGTGACGTCGCCGGAAGTGGTCGTGTATCAATGGCGCATGGTCGGACATCACAGGCGGTAGGCGTTAATGGTCAACTGGTCGAATACCGCTATGATGGCACGGTTAAAACCGTCTCAAACTGGCCTACAGATAGCGGATTCACTCAGTATGAGTTAGGCTCAGTCCGCGACATTACACGCTTACGTGGGCGTTATGCGTGGTCAAAAGACGGCACTGATTCATGGTTCATCACTGACCTTGAAGACGAATCGCATCCTGACCGTTACAGTGCACAATATCGTGCCGAGTCTCAGCCTGATGGCATCATCGGCATAGGAACATGGCGAGACTTCATCGTCTGCTTTGGTTCATCGACGATTGAATATTTCTCCCTGACAGGTGCAACCACCGTTGGTGCCGCTTTGTATGTCGCACAGCCATCACTGATGGTGCAGAAAGGCATTGCCGGGACTTACTGCAAAACGCCATTCGCTGATTCTTATGCGTTCATCAGCAATCCGGCAACTGGTGCGCCGTCTGTGTATATCATCGGCTCCGGTCAGGTTTCACCAATCGCCAGCGCGAGCATTGAGAAAATCCTCCGCTCCTACACTGCTGATGAACTGGCTGATGGTGTGATGGAATCGCTGAGATTTGATGCTCATGAGTTGCTGATTATCCACCTTCCGCGCCATGTTCTCGTGTACGACGCATCTTCAAGCGCCAATGGTCCGCAATGGTGTGTACTGAAAACAGGCCTGTATGACGATGTGTACCGCGCTATCGACTTCATTTACGAAGGCAATCAGATAACGTGCGGCGATAAGCTTGAATCGATGACAGGGAAATTGCAGTTCGATATCAGCAGCCAGTACGACAAGCAACAGGAACACCTGCTGTTTACTCCGTTGTTCAAAGCGGATAACGCCAGAGTGTTCGATCTTGAGGTTGAATCGTCAACTGGCGTTGCGCAGTACGCCGACCGCCTGTTCCTCTCTGCAACCACTGACGGCATAAATTACGGACGTGAGCAGATGATTGAACAGAATGAACCGTTCGTTTACGACAAACGTGTTTTGTGGAAGCGTGTCGGGCGCATCAGGAAAAATGTCGGCTTCAAATTGCGAGTTATCACGAAGTCACCTGTCACTCTGTCAGGCTGCCAGATAAGGATTGAGTAATGGCTGATTCGAATCTCAATGTGCCGGTAATCATTCAGGCTACACGGCTCGACACATCAGTCCTTCCACGCAATATCTTCTCGCAGTCGTATCTGCTTTACGTTATCGCACAGGGCACTGATGTTGGTAACGTGGCTAACAAAGCCAACGAGGCCGGACAGGGCGCTTATGATGCACAGGTCAGGAACGATGAGCAGGATGTCACCCTTGCAGACCATGAATCCAGAATTGAAGCTGCTGAAGCAACTCTCACCAATCATGAACATAGAATTGCAGCAGCGGAAAGCACTCTTGCAGATCATGAAACAAGGATTACGGCTGCTGAAACAGAGCTGGCTGATCACGAGACGCGAATTGCTGCCAATGAATCTGATTTAGCAAACCATGATGCGCGCATAACTCAGAATACAACCGATATCGACGCACTTGATACCAGGCTCACAGCGGCAGAGGGAAGTATTTCGACGCTACAAAGCACAGTTGGTGATCACTCAACAAGAATATCTGCGCTTGAGTATGCCATCACGCGCAAGAAATCAGAGGTTGTTTACTCAGGAGTATCTGTAACCATCCCGACAGCGCCGACCAGCCTTGTTAGCCTACTAAAAACGCTCACGCCGTCATCCGGCACGTTAGCACCATTCTTCGACACCGTTAACAACAAGATGGTTGTGTTCAACGAGAACAAAACCCTGTTCTTCAAGCTGTCGATTGTCGGGACGTGGCCCAGCGGAACCGCCAACAGATCAATGCAACTAACCTTTTCCGGCTCTGTTCCTGACACACTTGTGAGCAGTCGTAATGCGGCGACAACAACCGATAACATCTTGTTAGCTACGTTCTTCAGCGTGGATAAAGACGGATTTCTTGCCACAAATGGCAGTACGTTAACCATCCAGTCAAATGGTGCGGCGTTTACTGCCACAACCATCAAGATAATCGCGGAGCAGTGATGATTCAGTTCAAACCAACGCGAAACATCGACCTGATCGAAGCAGTCGGAAATCACCCTGACATTATTGCCGGAAGCAACAACGGTGATGGATACGACTACAAGCCTGAATGCCGTTACTTTGAGGTGAACGTGCACGGTCAGTTTGGCGGCATTGTTTACTATCAGGAGATTCAGCCGCTGACATTCGATTGCCACGCCATGTACCTGCCAGAGGTTCGTGGATTCAGCAAGGAAATCGGGCTGGCGTTCTGGCGATACATTCTGACTAACACCACCGTTCAGTGCGTCACATCGTTCGCTGCGCGCAAATTCCGCCACGGGCAGATGTACTGCGCAATGATTGGCCTTAAGCGTGTCGGAACCATCAAGAAATACTTTAAAGGCGTGGATGACGTGACTTTTTACAGCGCCACACGCGAAGAACTAATCGACTTCCTGAATCACGGGAGATAGCCATGTTATATGCATTTAAGCTGGGCAGAAAACTGCGCGGCGAGGAACCTTATTGCCCTGAAAAAGGCGGGAAAGGTGGCAGTTCTGATAAAAGCGCAAAGTATGCCGCAGAAGCTCAGAAGTATGCCGCAGACCTGCAAAATAAACAGTGGCAGACGATCATGAAAAACCTTGCTCGGTTCACGCCGCTTGCGGAGCAGTATGTTAACCAGCTTCAGAATCTTTCCAGTTTAGAAGGACAGGGGCAGGCACTTAATCAGTATTACAACTCTCAGCAGTATAAAGACCTTGCAGGTCAGGCGCGTTACCAGAGTCTTGCTGCTGCGGAGGCGACGGGAGGACTTGGCTCGACAGCCACAAGCAATCAACTGGCCACGATTGCCCCGACTCTCGGTCAGTCGTGGTTGTCGAACCAGATGAGCAACTACAACAATCTGGCAAACATTGGCCTTGGTGCGCTGCAAGGTCAGGCGAACGCCGGGCAGACATACGCCAACAACATGAGCAGCATTGCGCAGCAAAGCGCAGCTCTTGCCGCTGCTAATGCCAATAAACCATCAGGCCTTCAGACAGCAATTAGCGGCGGAGCTTCAGGGGCTATGACTGGCGCTGCTCTTGGCTCTATTGTTCCCGGGCTTGGCACTGGATTAGGTGCGGCAATTGGCGGCGGACTTGGCCTGCTTGGCTCGTTGTTTTAAGGGGTAATCATGGCTACTTGGCAAGGATCAAATGGCGGATTGTTGGCTGGTATCGGCGGTGTCAACTCAAACGCTCCGAGCGTAAATGACATCGGCAATACGCTTCAGCTTATCAGGCAGAACAATGATATTGAGCGTTCAGGCGCTAACAATGTTGGGCTGACTGCTTTGCAAGGCCTTTCAGGTATTGCGGGGGTGTTTCAGCAGGAAAAGCAGGCTCAGCGGCAGAAAGAATTTCAGCAGGCATACGCTAATGCTTATGCGTCTGGTGATCGCGGTGCTTTGCGTCAGTTGGCTACTCAATATCCAGACCAGATTGAATCCGTTCGTAAAGGCATGGGATTCATTGATGAAGACCAGCGCAATTCTATCGGCACCTTAGCGGCTGGCGCTCGTCTTGCGGCATCGTCTCCAGAAGCAATGCAATCATGGCTGCAAAACAACGCCAAGGAACTGACTCGCGTCGGTGTTGACCCTAACAACGTTGCTCAGATGTATCAGCAGAATCCTTCAGGATTTGGTGAGTTTGTTGATCACCTTGGGATGGCTGCGCTTGGTCCGATTGATTACTTCAATGTTCAGGACAAGATGGCTGGTCGTGAGATTGATCGCGGAAAACTTGCAGAGACAATCCGCAGCAATCAGGCTGGCGAGGCGCTAACAGCACGAGGCCAGAACATCACGATGCGCGGTCAGGACTTATCTGCTTCTACTGCGCGACGCGGGCAGGATTTGGCAATGCAGCGAGCGTCAACAAGAGGAACCGCTGGGAATGATGAGCGTACAGTTCAGTTATCAGATGGCAGAACTGTAACGGTAGGCGGGAAACTTCACGGCGCTGGGGCTAATGCGTTCTACGAAGGCATCGACAACGAGGGGAATATGGTTCGCGTTCCTGCCAGTTCAATCGCAGCGCCTGCAACATCGTCTGCATCAGCACAAAACTATGCCATGAAGAAGGATATCGACGCGATCGCAAATGCAGACGCTTCTGCTCTCGATTTCATGACAGGAATGACAGGCGGTGCAGGTAATCCAGCAATTGGTGCTGATGTTCGCAGCCGATTAACAGGAAAAGAGCAGCGCCAGTTATATAACTCAGCACAACGTATTCAGGGCAGAATGCAGAATCAGGGTGTGGCGGCAGCAAGGGACATGGGTGCCAGTGGTATTAACACCGTTGCAGAAGCGAAGATGTATTTTCAGGGGATGCCGCAGGTTGACTATTCAAGCCCGGAGGCTATGCAGCAGTCGATTCGTGAGATTCAGGAATACACCAACAATTACAACCAACAATATAACGTTAATGTTGGTAAATCTCAGCGGCAGCAATCTCAACCTGCACAGGTATCACAGCCAGCAGCCAGCAGTAACTTTTCTTCACTATGGGGTGATTAATGGCTAAAGCATGGAAAGATGTTATCGCCTCTCCACAGTATCAGGCGTTAGCACCAGAACAAAAAGCGCAGGCTCAGGAGCAATACTTCAATGAAGTCGTGGCCCCGCAAGCCGGAGAAAATGCAGAGCAGGCTAAGCAAGCTTTCTATGCTGCCTATCCATTGCCATCTGTGCAGCAAGTGGAGACACAGCAACCAGTAGCACAGCAACAACCACAGCAAAGTGGATTTATGTCTGATCTTGGCGAAGCAGTAAAAGAGACTGGTCGCGGACTGGTGCAGGCTGGCGTGAACGTGGCAAACATACCTGCATCAGTTGCCGATGCTGTAACAAGCGCGGCGGCTTGGGCTGGCGGTAAACTCGGTATTGGCGATGGTACATATCAACCAGCACCACGAGTAACAACGCAGGGATTAGAGCAGGACTTTGGCCTTCAGCAAGGTGCGCTGACTCCACAAACGACAGAGGGAAGGGTATTTGCTGAAGCATTGCCTTACCTCACTCCTGTTGGCATTGAGAGAGCGGCGGTACAGGCACCAACACTTGCTGGTCGAATTGCTCAGGGGGCAACTCGCCTTCTCGCAGAAAACGCAGTTGGATCACTTGCTGCAAACAGTATGAAAGATGATGCGGAAGCACTCGCTACCGATTTAGGTGTTGGCGTTCTGGCAGGCGGCGCTATTAACGCTGCTGGACGTGGATTAGGTGCTGCTTATCGTGGCGTTCGCGGTGCTATTGCGCCAGAAGCGCAGCAAGCTATCAGATTTGCAGAGCGTGAAGGAGTTCCTCTGCACACCACAGACCTGTTACAACCCACTTCCCGCGTCGGAAAAATGGCGCAGACTACAGCAGAAAATATCCCCCTGGCTGGCACAAGCGGAATGAGAGCAACACAACAGGAAGCGAGAAGCCAGTTGGTACAGAGATTTGCCGATAAATTCGGTGAGTATGATCCAGCGGTTGTTATTGACAGCCTTAAAGCGAAAACATCAGGAATTCGTCGTGCTGCCGGTAATCGACTGGAGCAGGTTCAGAATGCTATGGCTGGAGTAAACATTCAGCCTGTGCGAGCAATTCAGCAGATTGATACTGAGATATCTAACCTGCAGAAGCTTGGTAAGGTCGCTGATAACGAGACGATTTCAAAACTTCAATCCTATCGTGATGAGCTTATTCGCAATGCTGGTCCTGATGGTCCGGTAAATCTGGATTTGAAGCAATTAAGCGATCTGCGTAGCCAGTTCAGAATGGACGTAAAGGGGGAACGACCAGTGTTACCAAACCGTTCCGATGCTGCCATTCAGCGCGTTTACAAGGCGATGACAGACGATATCAATGGTGCCATTGGTCAGAATCTTGGCAATGATACTCTCCGTAAATATCAGCAGGCCAATGCCGTCTACGCTGACGAAGCGGCGAAACTAAAGAATACCAGGCTGAAGAATGTTCTCATGAAAGGCGACCTGACACCGGAAGTTGTCAACAACATGCTATTCAGCAAGAACAAATCGGAAATTAAGACGCTGTATAACTCAGTTGGTCGTGTTGGCAGGGCGCAAATGCGCAATGGCATCATTGGAAAGGCGATGGAGAAATCTGGCGGATCCCCTGACCAGTTCCTTCGACAGCTTAACATCCTGCAAAACCAGACTGGCATCACATTTAAGGGGCAGGACGCTGCATATCTGAAAGGATTGAAAAACTACCTGCAATCCACGCAGCAGGCTGCAAAAGCGGCAGTAACAACACCAACAGGGCAGCAAACCATCCCGTTCATTATCGGATATGGGACAGCAATGAACCCTGCGACAACTGGCGCAGCGGTAAGCTACGGACTTCTTACTCGCGCCTATGAGAGCGAGCCATTCAGAAATGCAATGCTCCGAATGGCAAACACCCCACGCGGATCAACAGCCTTTGAGAAAGCAATGCAGCAGGCACAAAAGGCAATTAACGCTATGACGCAGGGGGCTAAGTCTGATGCGTTGTCAGAATAGCTTTTCAAACACCAGGAACGTGCAAAAACCAAATATGTAGAACGCGAGGTTTATCGTATCCCTCTGCATAGGCGATACCTTTGCTGATTGTTATCTGATGTTACTGCTACTGTTGCATGTGACTGTATTTCCAAACCCTGAATTGCAGTTTGTGTAAGTGTCAACTCGTGTTGGATAGGGTTGAGTTATAACAGGCTGTCTCGCTTTTTGCTCGATCGCTTGCATTGTGTTTACAGCCTGATAATTCAATAAAGCCTGCTGGAATGCTTGGCTTTGTGCTATTTGTTGGGCTTGTTCTTGGCTTTGTAATTGAACATAAAGATTCTGAAGCTCAAGTCTTGCCTGTGCGTCACTTATCTTGCCTTCATCGACACCTTGCCCGAGCATCTTTGCAGCAAGGACATACAGCTTAGGTGTTGGTGCTGATGCCATGCGTGAGTCGTTCTTCACACTGGCATCAAGGCAATTAGCCATATCGCTAAGCTTTTGATAGCGTTGTTCGCAACTTGCTTGATAGTCACTTACTTTTGCGCATCCAACCAGCAGAAGCGGGATAATTAACAGTGATTTTTTCATATGGTTAACTCTCCTTAGTTTTTCACAGGATAGCATGAAGGCAATGCCATTTTAGCCGGAAACTAGATTTCTATGTTTCCTTTTTATTATTGCTATACATGGTCTTAAGCGTTTCAAATACCATTTTCTTAACCATATCAGATTGTTGTTCTGCCATACGCTCTGCATCATCAATGTAAACGGATGCAGAGCTTTGTTTAGCCAACGATTCTTCAATCGCTGCAATTATCTCTGAGTTCAGCGATCTGTTATTCATCTTCGCACGCTGCTTAATTTTCGCGTGGAGTTCATGCGGAAGTCTCAAGTGAAACTGCGCCTCATCGTATTTGCTGTACATCCTTGATGCCTCACCAGTTGGGTGGAATTGCATCGTAACCTACTGGATAAATACTCAATAGTACCATTTCGGTATGCAATCACATCATGGTTGCATCATATCATTCGTCTGGAGCAATGAAATGTCAGATATCACCGCAAATGTTGTGGTAAGCATGCCTTCGCAACTCTTCACTATGGCTCGTTCTTTTAAAGCGGTTGCCAATGGAAAAATTTATATCGGTAAAATTGACACTGACCCGGTAAATCCTGAAAACCAGATTCAGGTTTATGTGGAGAACGAAGACGGTTCTCACGTTCCTGTTTCGCAACCAATAATCATTAACGCTGCTGGTTACCCTGTATATAACGGACAGATTGCCAAATTCGTAACTGTGAAAGCCCATTCTATGGCTGTTTATGATGCGTATGGTGCACGGCAGTTTTATTTTGGAAATATCATCCAATATGATGCAAAGCAAATCCTTGCTATTTTGTCTGGAGATATCGGTGCAACTTTTGTCGGGTGGAGAAAAAGAAAGTTAAACGACATACTTGATTCAATCTCTATAAGATCTGATGACTTTCTTACTCTTCATGATTGGGCGGCTTATCCTGCTAAGCATAAAATTCTTGCTGGAGGAAATTACAATTTATCTTCAAGGCTGGAGATTGATTGTGAGACATTATCTGTTGAAGGCGTAGCAAATATAAATGTAGGTGATTCATTTGTTGCTATGTATTTTGGTACAAATCAGCGAGATTTACTAACCACTATTAGCTCTAATATTTCAAAAGGAATAACCAGTCTCACTGTTGATAATGTTCAGGAAGGAGATACTTTATGCTTTTATAATCCTTCAGATTTTTCATGGTCTGGACACAGGAATTATTATCGTGGCGGAGAGTTTGTTAAGGTGGTTAGGTATTCGAATGGGATTGCGTACTTCAATGGAGGGACAAAAGCCGCATACCCATCCGGAACTCAAGTTTATAAGCTAAAAACAAAAAAAGTTTCTGTAAATGGGACTTTTGTATTTAATTTTCCTTCATACCACAAAAACGCCATGGCCATGCAATTCGAGCAGGTAGCTGATGGTAACTTTGACAATCTCGTCGTCACATCTCACACTGCGCCTTATGCCGTTCAGTTTAAACGTTGTTTCAATCTTGCTGGCAAGGGAATGCGTATCACACAGGAGTCTCCTTCTGTAAGTTTTGGCTTAGAATATGCCTGCTATATCTGCAATAGCCAGAATATTGATTTTGAAGGTATATTTTGTGCGGAGCGCCACTCAGTCACTGTGACTGGTAATGATGAAATTTGCGGTATTGTTAACCGATTTATTAGTGTTAACGCCAGCGGCGGCGCAATCATGACTACTGGACAGGGTGGGGTGGCGGCAGCAGACTGGCACGGAAACACCGAAAAGTGTAGGTATGGTGGATATATTCAGGGGCTTGCTTGTGGAGGCTCTAAAAATAGCGCATATGGCGCTCATATCGACCACATACCGAACACTCCGGCATGGCCGAACATACTTGCTACGGAACTTAAATCAATAGAGTTTGATTTAAGCAATATCCATGTTACCGGGATAGGCGATCCGTCTTCAGTAAGCAGAGGCTGTATTGATTTTGGGGGTAACTCTACTGCATTCGGAACTAATACCGTTGATCCTGGAACGCTGAACCTTTCAGGGGCCGTTATTGATTCTCCTGCAAGCGTGTTGATTGAGATAAGAAACAGGGGGTCAGTAGCTGCGCACACCATAAATCTTAATGGAGTTACCGCCAATGCAGAGAGCGGTAAGCACACAGTCAGGATTGCGCCGGTTGGGGAAGTTGGTATTTCTCCTTCAGATGTTTACATGGCAGGGTTTAAGATGCCTGCCGGTAGTATCTCACAGATAAACAACATGTCATCAGTAAACGTACATGGAGTTGATTTAACAGGAACCGCAACGGCTACTATACCTGCAGGTAGCTTTTCTGTTGAGGTAACTATACCTTTCCCATCGAGTATATTAGGGGTGCCAAAGCATATCGGCTTCGGGTTAACAGGATTAATACCCCCAACGCAGAGACGGGTTGTTCTCTCAAAAAGAAATGCAACAGCAAATCAATTCCGTGTAATTGTCGCGTTGGCAACTACTGATGCAGAGCTAACGTCTGATCTGAGTGTGGACTTCACATATCATGTATCATGGCGCTAACATTATTTGAAAAAATATCGAAAAGCACCTCAACGCCTGTGAAGCCGATGAGAGGTTTTTCACGACCCATCATATCTTTTCATCAAGCCAATCCGCCCACCACTGCATCATTTCTCTGCGCTTATCGAGATACTGAGCATGGTTGTAAATTCCACGCACAGAACCGCCGTTGGCATGTGCTAGTTGCACTTCAATAGCATCGGCGGGCCATTCGTGCTCGTTCATAATCGTGCTGAATTCATGCCTGAATCCGTGACCGCTTTCCAGACCCTCATAGCCAATTTGTTTGATCACAAGCAATACCGCGTTCTCGCAGATTGGCTTCTTCTTATCGTTGCGTCCGGCAAAAACAAACTCTGATACTGGTTTAGTGATTGAGCTTAGCGTAGTGAGAAGTTCAACCACCTGGTCTGACATCGGGACCACATGAATTTTGCGTCCCTTCATCACACTGGCGTCGATGGTGATAATCCTGTTTTCAAAATCGACGTTCTTCCATTGCATGGAGCGAAGCTCTTTCGTTCTGAGGGCTGTGTAGCGTAAAACTTTGGTCGCAATGAGCGATACGATGCTTCCTGAAAATGTTGCCAGTGCTTTGTTAAATGCCGGGATCTGGTCTGCAGGAAGAAACGGGAAGTTCTTCTTGCGGTATCCCTTCATGGCGTCAGCAAGGTCAGGTGCCGGGTTATATTTAGCCCTGCCGGTGACAATAGCGTAACGGAAAACCTCGCCGCATCTTCTGCGTGCTTTGTTGGCTCGCTCCATTGCACCGCGATCTTCGAATCTGCGGATTACTTCCAGCAGTTGCATCGGCTCAATATCCTGAATCTCAAGACCGCCGATGATGGGTAAAATGTCGTCATCAAACATTTTGGCAAGTTCAGTCGCATATCCTACTGACCAGACTTGCTTCTTGTGCTCGTACCATTCCTTGTAAATGGCGCTAAAGGAATTGTTGTTAGACGAAGCCTTTTTCGCTTTTACCGGATCGATGCCAACCGAGATGTCTTTCCTCGCGGTCCATGCTTTATCTCTTGCCTCCTGCAAAGTCATTAGCGGATATTTTCCTACGGTCAGGATTTTCTCCTTACCGTCAATCTTGTAGCGAAGCTGCCATACCTTTTTCCCGGATACAGGGACATAAAGGTACAGGCCATTACCATCGAGAAGGCGGTATGGTTTTTCTTTCGGCTTTGCTGCTTCAATCTGCTTAACGGTGAGCATGGGTAAAAATCCGGTGGGTAAAATTATTTTATCCACTTTTTACCCGTCACGGAGTGCGGCTGTCAACGATCTGACGCGAACCATTACGAACTGTGAATCTGCGGAAGGCTTGATATTCAGGGAATTTTGCGGACTGGTACGGATGGGAGCGAACTGATAAATGGTGTCCCCTGCAGGAATCGAACCTGCAATTAGCCCTTAGGAGGGGCTCGTTATATCCATTTAACTAAGAGGACAATGCGGCATGAGTATACCCGCTAATGGACTGCGGGGTAAGTACGCTGCCGCTCGATTGCTTAAACCCTCGCCATTTATGCTGGGTTTTTATCATTTTTCTTAATGTTTTCCGCACGTTCTGCTTTTTGGCGTGCTTCTGCTTTACGCTTGTTGCTCATGTCGTTACGAATCTGTGCATGACTCATTAACGCGAAGATAAAGGTGCCGCCGCAGATGTTCCCCGCTAAAGTAGGTAGTGCGAAGGGCCAGATGAAATCGCTCCAGTGCAGCGTGCCGTTAAACACCAGATAGAGGATTTCAACAGAACCGACAACGATGTGGGTGGTGTCACCCAGTGCAATAAGCCAGGTCATCAATATAATCACCACAATCTTTGCCGCACCCGCAGCAGGAAACATCCAAACCATAGTGGCGATCAGCCAGCCGGAAATGATCGCGTTGGCAAACATCTCGCTGGGGGTGTTCTTCATCACATCCATGCCGATTTTGACAAATGCATCGCGAGTTTCTTCATTGAAGATAGGCATATATTCAAATGCCCATGCAGCAATACCTGTCCCGAGAATATTACCCAGCAGCACGACGCCCCATAATCGCATAAGTAAGCCGACGTTGCTCATTGTCGGTTTTTGCATGACGGGTAGTACCGCAGTCACGGTGTTTTCGGTAAATAATTGCTGGCGGGCCATAATGACGATAATAAAACCAAAGGTATAACCGAGATTCTCCAGTAAGAAGCTGCCTGGCACTCCTTCCAGTTCGACATGAAATATCCCTTTTGCCAGTAGCGAAGCGCCCATCGACAGACCCGCCGCAATGGCTGACCACAGTAGCGCCATTGCGTCGCGTTCCAGCTCTTTTTCACCATCCTGGCGGATATGCTCATGAATTGCCATCGCCCGGGAGGGGAGTCGGTCTTCATCTATTTCTATTTTTTTGCCGCGCTCTTTTTCTTCGCTCTCAACTTCAATTTCGTCGCTGTGTTGATCAATTTTGTCGTTGTCCATGGTCTCTTCTCTTGAATTAGCACGTATAGCTAAAGCGTAGCGGCTTTTTTGCTCGCAACTGGCGGGAGTTACTCTGAAAATGTAGAAAAGGCTGCGTTTGCCTTTTTCTGTTTCTATAGAATCAAGTAGCCTACAGGGCGGCGATTACCAGGCTATGATCAAATCAGCAAATCAGGGCGTCTGGACATCAGTTGACGTGCTGTTACAATCGCCCACACCTAAACAGGCGGATACGGTATCGTTCCGTCATGGATGGCAAACTGCATAAGCCATAAAAAAACAGGGAGACATTTATGAAGCTTCGCCTGTCGGCGCTTGCTCTGGGAACTACGCTTCTGGTGGGGTGTGCGAGTTCCGGTACAGATCAGCAAGGGCGTTCTGACCCGTTAGAAGGGTTCAACCGCACCATGTACAACTTCAACTTCAATGTATTAGACCCGTATATTGTTCGACCGGTCGCTGTCGCCTGGCGTGATTATGTTCCGCAACCGGCGCGTAACGGTTTGAGCAACTTTACTGGCAACCTTGAAGAACCTGCGGTGATGGTTAACTACTTCTTGCAGGGCGACCCTTATCAGGGGATGGTCCACTTTACCCGCTTTTTCCTGAACACCATTTTGGGGATGGGCGGTTTTATTGATGTTGCAGGGATGGCGAACCCGAAACTGCAACGGACTGAACCTCACCGCTTCGGTAGTACGCTTGGTCATTATGGCGTGGGTTATGGGCCTTACGTCCAGTTACCGTTCTACGGTAGCTTCACGCTGCGTGATGACGGTGGTGATATGGCGGATGGTCTTTACCCGGTTCTTTCCTGGCTGACCTGGCCGATGTCTGTGGGTAAATGGACGCTTGAAGGGATAGAAACTCGTGCGCAGTTGTTGGATTCCGATGGTCTGCTGCGTCAGTCGTCCGATCCTTATATTATGGTGCGCGAAGCGTACTTCCAGCGTCATGATTTCATCGCTAATGGCGGCGAACTCAAACCGCAGGAAAATCCGAACGCGCAAGCGATTCAGGATGATTTAAAAGATATCGATTCTGAATAAGAAACAAATAAAAAAGGTGAGTCGCAATACTCACCTTTTTTGTTGTTATCCCTCAATTACCACAAGTAAAAGGAGATAAACCGACAATGACCCGGACGTAATGATGTAAAAATACTGATGTTCGTCACTGACTATTTCCGATATTCAGGAGTTGAAAAATCAAAAAACTGGAAAAATAATTTTAAATATCATCAAAATTAACACCTGGCGCAGATAGTTGATTAATTTCATTTTGATATTCCGTCTGGCGATTTTGAAGCCTTTTTTCAACTTTATCTTCGAGATCCTTAAAGTCTTTGTATTTATTTTCAGGATGGTCAACGTCAACTTTGTTAGCGAATAAAGTAGAAATTATTTCTTTTACATTATCGCGTCTAAATTTTGCATCGTCCACTTGAAAATTATATCTTATTGCTCGACCTAAACGTTTAAAAACTTCGTTAGGTTCTCTCAGTCTTTCCCCGTTGAGCTCGTTTACAACCTGATGATCGGAACCTGTTGCAAATGATTCTGCCATGATAGCTTTGCTGCTTTCAAACCACGCTGAAGCACTCCTGGCGTTTTCACTACAATATTGGGTGAGACTATCACCATTAATACGAATTCCTCTTTGAATGTGGTAGTCGTCCTGATCGTAGTAACCGAGAGATAAGTAATCATTTCCGTTTTTATTTTTAATTACAATAGCGAGAGAGTCGCCTTTTTTATCTTTACCGTACCAGGTAAATAAGTCCGTTGGTTCGCTATTCCCGCTCTCATCAAATTCCGTTACCGTATGTCTGAGTTTGTGTGATATCTTATCGAAGATAAAACCAGGATCTCCATCATATATTTCTTTTAATGCGCTGAAGATCATTTCCTTGTTATTGATATCATGAGTCTTCTCAACTATGTTGTCATTAATGATAGTACGGACGAGTTCTTTGTCTTTATAGTTCGCAGGTAATTCTATTGGTTCTTGGTTGTCGATACCAATAGTAATATGGTCTGTATCATTGGAGCCAATATCAATATAAGTAACTGAGGAATTATTAATATTAAATCTATAAGGATCGTCGTTTACTCGTATGGCGTTTTTTATAAGCTCAAGTAGATGTTTAATACAGGTGCTTATTCCTTCCTTACCATTAAAAAGGTTTTTGAGCTCTTGTACTAATCCATTAACTTCATCATTGTTATTTTCATTAATGGATTCTGGGTAAGTTGCGCTGGTATTGTTGATTGAAATAGATGGTAGCATGATTTTATTCCATTTTGATTGATTTGTTACAAATATATATTACCTAATGAAATAGACTATCAAAAAACGCTCATTTATTTAGAACCTATCTTTAATTTGAGTGTATGAGCGCACAATAGCCAGGGGGGGGGGAGTATCCTGGAAATTCAGAAAAGTAAACTCTTTGAGAAGGACGAGCAGAACGCCTGAAAATATGCCTTTCCCTTCAGATTTGTCTGTGGATACCGCTTATTGATTTGAAAGGGCAAGCTGCCATCAGGCTGTTTGCAAAACTCAGGAGGTAAGCAATGAGGACACTACTTTCGGTGAAGTGGGGGAGTTAAAGTCACCTGCTATGCAGGTGACTTTATCCAGGCGAACGTGTTATCAGAACGCGTAGTTAAAGTTAGTACCGAACAGCCAGGCTTTACCTTCAGA